ATGCTAACGATACCAGCAAAAAGAGGAGAATTTGATTTCTACCACTGGTTGAAGCTTTTTGAAGTTTGGAACGTGAAAAAACACGTAGTCGGACTAGAGGAAGGAAAAAACGGATATAAACACTGGCAAGCAAGAATCCAGCTAAGCGGAGAGGGGAAACAGATAATCGGAGGATCCGAAATTTCATTTTTCCAATACATGAAAATCTACTACCCAAAAGCACACATCGAGGAAGCTAGCAACACATGGGAATACGAAAGGAAGGAGGGGAAGTTTTGGACATCAGAAGACACTGCGTCGATATTGGCGGTAAGGTTTGGCTCATTGAGACCAGAACAGAAAAAAATACTACAAATTTTAGAATCGCAAGGAGACAGAGAAATAGATGTCTGGCTGGACCCGAGCGGGAATCATGGGAAGAGCTGGTTAACTGTTCATTTATGGGAGACTGGGCGCGCGTTGGTAGTGCCCAGAAGTTCAACGACAGCGGAAAAATTGAGCGCGTTTATTTGTAGTTCATGGAAAGGAGAACCGATAGTGATAATCGACATCCCGAGGAGCACCAAAGTTTCAGGATCATTATTGGAGACGATGGAAGAGTTGAAGGATGGACTAGTATTCGACCACAGATATACGGGACGGACAAGAAATGTACGTGGAGTAAAAGTTATGGTTTTCACGAATTCAGAACTACCATTGAAGAAGCTAAGTAAGGACAGATGGCGTCTACACGGTATAGCGTGCGACGGCTCTTTAACGTAACACTACGAGCCGTCTCCCCCCTTTAGGGGGGAGGGGGCGATTAAACAGTTTAAGATAACGGGGGGAGCACCCCCCGACCCCCCTAAAAGATAGGGGTAAGTGGTTTTACATGACACCAGAGGTACGCATTGTGCCTTCTACGTCAGTGAGGTTTAGACTATCCAGATTACCACTGCTCATCGTGGCAGGTGCAACATAGTCAAGGTTGTTGTAATAGCACTCGGAACCTCCGTTAAGTCCTCCGTCAAAGTAAGTACCGAAATCCGAGAAGGTGAAACTGTGAGTGATAACACAACGGTAGAAAAGACGTTGGTTGTATGCAGGGGGCATGATAATGGCACCCATATACAGTTTAGGAACCGTAACGAAAGCGGTATTGGTAGGGGAACCATCCGTGCCAACAGAGGAGGGTTTGGCGTTCCTAGTGGGCATCCAAGACAATTCGGTAACACCATTGGTGAAGATCTGCATGTCCGTCATGTCAGTACCATAGGTCTGGGCAGAAACGTTAGAAGAACCATTCCAAACCTCAGAAGGGATATCGGAGACACTGAAACCGCCATTGGGGGAAGAAGTACCTACATTGGGGAAAACGTCACGGGGATAGCTCATTTGGGGTCCAAAATACATGTTAGTATTGACTCTGAAAACGAGGGGGACAAGGGGTCCAATGTCTATGACTTCCTGGACTCCATATTTACGGAAAGAGGGGTCAGAGAGAGCGGAATAATACATATTCTCCACAACGACAGAATCCATAACCTCACCTTCAACGTTGGCGAACATCGAAAGGTCTATGGTGTCAGTACTATTGGTCTGGAAATTGAAACCCTGTTTCTTATAGATGACATTGAGTGCGGCATTGATATCCGTACCGTGTGCACCGTGGAACATGATAGGGTTAAGCAAATCTCTAGGATCCAAATTTTCCCCTGCTTCAAGGGAGACCTGCAAAGGGTCTGCGGGAAGCTGTGCGGCGGGCTGAAGGACAAGCCTAGTGATACCGTTGTATTTGTATTTCTTGAACTGTCTAAAGAAGCCCTGAAGCATGTCGTAAGGCTTCCTACCGGTAGGTGTATGAACTCCGATGACGGAAAGGGTACCGGGTTTAGTGGAAAGGTCGTAAATCTCCTGATATGTTGCGTGTACTGTCTGTGTTGCCATTTTTATTTTCTCCTTTGAGAATAGATGTTTCCTACGTGTTGCGAAGTGTTGAATACCCCACCAGTCAAAGCACTAGCAGACTGCCAATTAGCTGCATAAAGAGAATCAAGATATCCCTCATTAACCACAGCACCAGACTTATAAGGATACAGAGGACGGTAACCCGTGTTACGATAGTAATCGTCCCAGAACCGTTCGACTTCAGCATTAGAGTTGCGAGTATACTCAATAGTTTTAGTTCTTGCATTGTAAGTATCAATCATGGAGTACATAGAGAGCACTCCAGAAACGATAGCCAAGGCGGGAATCCACCAAGCCATTTTACCACCTTCTGCGCCTGTAGTATCTGCGCCTACGATATCCGTATCTGCGATAAGCCATAAATACCGAAACTCCTATTATTTTTACAAGTTACCTTATATACCCCTGTCATGGGACGGTCTACCGTTCTACAACTAGGATAAGGTTAACCCAGGAGTGATAACCATGTCAAAGGTTAAAAAAGTATGGGTTTTGAAACCCAGTGAAAACGTACTTTGGCACGCCGAAGAAAGCGGGAAAGAACACGAATACGTAGAAAGAATCTGGCTCGCAGAATGGATTTTAGACAAATGGAAAAGGGGAGATGTTGTAGTTGTCGAGCACATAC